ACCCTTGTGGGTGCTTCCCAGTTGTTGAGACAACTTCTCAACCGCCAGTATGATTGATATGGATGCATTCCAGGAACAGCGAACGCTGATCCCTCGAACCTCGGATCGCGTACTTTTGTACGCGAACAGAGACTTCGACCCATCCTCTGATACTCCTGTTAATTCTATCACCTATGTGAGGCCTGAATATCAGGCGGCATATGAGTGTAGAATTATTCAAGAGAAACTTAAGAGGAAGGACGTATCTACGTGGAGAAGTTTTCAACATTACGATATTCGTACTGTTGATCCTTCTCTACTTACGTCGGATGATTCGCGTATACGAGCTACCTTCTATTCTTCATCGTGGGTTCCGACCCACTTATATGGAGAGTTAGGATCGCTCGCTACTGCGAATTATGGTTATCCATGCGGAGATATGGGCGTTCCGATATCGGGACTCCCATCTTTTAATGATCGAGTCTTCGGTGACGGCGACATCGTCGCACCACCTGAGGACCTCGATGATCTTATCGTAGCTTCACTTAAAGTGATGCTACCTAAGATCCGCAACGAGTTGAGTCTCATAAATTCGATTATCGAATTGAAGGACTTTATCTCGCTTAAGCATTACGTTCAGCAGATACGCCAACGTTGCCTCTCTCTTTCGAAAGGGCAACGTGGTAAGTCTCTGCGGGACTGTCTCCGTTTAACGTCGGATAGTTATCTTCAAGCGAAGTTTAACTTTCTTCCGTTAATGTCTGATGCGCAGGGTGTTTACTCTGCCATGTCAAAGTCGATGCTTCGTATAACGAATCATCTTCTCTTTGAAGGGAAGGTGCGAACGGCCCACTTTAGGCGGGCTCTCGCAGAAAGAGACTTCGATAATGGAACTCAATCGTTCAACTCCGTAAATGCTCCGACTATTGAGCCGGAAATCATTTGGGATCTTGAACTTTTTCGTTCCGTGTCGTATTCTCCGTCCTTATTCCATGCTGAATGCCAGTATATCGCAAGATATACTGATCTCCAACGTGCGCATGCGCAAGGGTGGGCACTCCTTGATTCTCTTGGCGTCAACTTTGACCCCCAGATTATCTGGAATGCTATACCTTGGAGCTTTGTTATCGACTGGTTCGCCAATGTTGGCGAATACCTTGGCCGATTCAAAGAAGGTCTCATGGACCCACAGACTACAATCATACAGTATCTCTGGAGTATTAAAAGGGAGAGAAGAATTAGATTGGCTCTCAGTGATGGGAGCCTTTTCTACACTTCTCCTCCTGATAACATTTCAGGGTTTACTACGTTTCCAGAGGTCGTCGAGACGGCTTATCGCCGTCAAGTCGGTCTCCCGGAAGCCAGCTCGTTTTTAACGAGCGGGCTGAACCTTACTGAGTTCAGTCTCGGGGCCGCCCTCGTGTTTTCACGGGGCAGGCCGCGTAAGAAACCTCGCGGTTGGACCTATAAAGGTCCCAAAACACATAAGCATGCTATCAAACACGCTAAACACAAATGAGATCAAGAACGCCGCTGGCACTGGTCTCTCGTTTACTCGTAAAAACGAGTTCGAGTTCCAATTGACAGACGAAGTTCCGGCTCTGAAGCATCGGCTCTTGATAGGTCATCAAGAGTCGGGTTCGGGGATTTTCCTGCGGCGTCGGTCACGCTTTCGCTTCAACAAAACTGTTGTCGCGAGCGTTGACAATGTTACGCCCGTTATTATCTCCTTTGTTGGCATGTTAGAAGTCCCTATTGGGGCTCTATTAGCCAACACTGAAGTAAAGAACGTAATCGCTGAAGGTACGTCGTTTCTCGCCTCACTTGGGGCGAGTACGACTATCCTTTACGATTGCACAGGAAACGGCGCAAGGGTACTGCTTAACGGTGAAAGCTAAGCTTTCGCTGTTATTTGTAGTACTCGGCCTAGTAGCGATGCAAGGATGCACTGCTACTGATCTCGAATTCCGCTTCAAACGGATGGACGTAAGTACAAATTTGTACCCGTCCAATATCCGCTTGCGTTAATCCTGGTAGGCGTTATATATTACGTCCTCACCTTCGGTTCGTGCACGCAGCAAGGCTCCAGCCTGTTTTCTTGTTAAGATAACAGTTCTGAAGATTGCGTGTATGTACGTTCCGTCAGTGGGGTCGTGGTTAATAATGTCTCCAGTTTCCGTGTTATAGGGGAGCAATACGTTGAAGGCAATATGCCTTCCTTTCGTCTTGTTTCTCATAATATAGCAATTCGAGGTCGGGTCTCGATGGATCGTGTAATAGCGTGGCATGCTCTAGGAGAGTTACCAATATGGCACTCAATAAGAGCCTAGATGAACATAAAGTCATCTCCACACTGCTGCACGACGTTCGTACGTTATGCGGTGATGTGCTCAACAACAAGGCCCTTCGTAACACAACTCGCGTTGTGGAAAGAAGGGTTCTATCTGAAGGAATTGGTTTTCTAACGAAAACCTTGCCGAAACTAGCTAAACTCTTTGATAGAGCTTTGGCTAACGAATGTCCTTTCAACGCTACTTCTCTTCGTTTTTCAACGAAGGGAGATAGTCAACTGCCGAGATTTCTCGGTGAGTTCTTTGAAAGAATATTCGATAAAAACGGCATCGTCCTTCAGTTTCCCTGCATTAAATCCGTCGGCTATGTAAGGCAGATTTGTTACTTGTTTTACAAGTACAAGTTGCCGTACACGCCTGAGCAGACACAGCAAGTCATTCATAAGTTCTTACGAACAGAGGATGACTTAACGATGATCGATAAGAAGCTGAGTTTCATTTCAGCACTCGTCGACCAACACGTTCCAACTTGGAGAGTCAAACCCTCCGACATTTGTAACGTTGCACTCCGCGCAAAGTACCTCTTACAGAGGCTCTTTTCCGGATTTGACTGTAGAGATATCCGCCCAAGGCACGGTCCTGGAGTTGTTGCTACTAAGCAAAAACTCTGGGACAAGTTCCATTGGACGAACATCTCTTCGCGTATCACAGAGGTCTATCCAGCCGATGAGTATTTTTACGCATCTCTGGGTCACGTCTGTGATCGAATTGACACTTTTCAAAGTGTCACCGAAGTGAGTCATCCGGCCCAAGTTATCTTGGTGCCGAAAGACTCTCGTGGCCCGCGCCTTATCTCTTGTGAACCCGTTGATTTTCAATGGATTCAACAAGGACTTGGCAGGGCTATCGTGAGCTGGGTGGAGAGACGTCGTATTTCAAAATACAACGTCTTCTTCTCGAACCAACAACCAAACCAATTTGGAGCCTTACTAGGTTCCAAGACTGGTCGATACGCTACGCTCGACCTCAATGAGGCGAGCGATCGTGTATCAGTTGAGTTAGTCCGCCTACTATTCCCTGAAGATGTTGCGAAACATCTCCTGGCCTGTAGGACCTCAGCGACTAAGTTGCCGTGTGGTAAGATCATTAACCTCAAGAAGTTCGCTCCGATGGGATCAGCATTATGCTTTCCCGTCCTTGCGCTCTCCGTTTGGGCGATCTTAACAGCGGCAACCACCGACAAGGAAACCCGTGAGGGAATCCTCGTGTATGGTGATGATGTGATCGTCCCGACGGCTTATGCCGCGAACGCGATCGAACAACTCGAATCGTTTGGCCTTAAGGTCAATCGAGATAAGAGTTGCACCAGTGGATTCTTTCGCGAATCCTGTGGCGTAGACGCCTTCCATGGCGAAAACGTCACTCCTGTCCGCTTTAGGACAGTTTGGTCATCATCACGCACTCCCGACGTTTATTCTAGTTGGATTAGCTATTGCCAATCCTTGTGGAATAAACGAATGTACGGTACTTACGAAAATATCGTGAGTAGTTTGTTCCGTTTATACGGACCAATTCCAGACGAAAGTCAGGTCCCACGAGCCAGAAAAGGCTCGGCGGGATTTAACCTAAGTCTACCGTATGTTCCGGAAAGAATGAGACCGACGCGTTCTCGAATACACCACGGCTTCCAAAAGAAGCAATGGCGTGTCTTGGACACGACGTCTCCGAGGGTTAGTAAGGTGTCGGATGGGTGGGAGATGCTACTTCGGTATTTTACCGAAGGCAGCGACTCCCCCGATCCGACCGCAATTAATCCCTTCGTCTTACCGAATGGTATAGACAAATACGGGGCATCTGGGTCATATGATCCACAGCGCCCCTTCCGAGTTAGTAC